ATTCTGAACCATCTGTTAATTGACAAGTCATAGATAGTTTTCGAATTCTGCCGTGCTCTGGATTGTTAGGATCTTTTCTGTCATAAGCTTTATCCCAACTATCACAATGCCAATCGTAATATTGATTAAGTTTATATTTTGTAAATTGACAAGATTCTGATCTTTCCCAATCAAAGTTCCAACCAGCCTCTCTATTAGCTTCGTGAACATACGGATGTAATTCTTTATATATCCAAGTGTCATTCAACCATACTAAATCTGATTTTCTTTTTCTTTGTAGATTCTTGACTTCTTCTTTATTTAATTTTCTATCACCATAACCACCTGTTCTAGCCATAACTTCTTTCTGTGATTTAGCATACTCTATAACATCATCACAAAATTTAGGTGTCAACACACCGCTAAAATACCAATAGTAATTAGATATATTCATAAGTTATTGTTTGTACAAAGTTTAATGAATCTTTTTGATTATTAGTTAAGTAATACATATTAGTTGATGGAAACATAATAAATTTATTATTAGTAAGTTCTATATCCCAACTTCTTCCTTTACGTCTATTGTCTTCGTAATGTATTCGAACATTACAGTCTTTAACTTTAACACCATATAGTAATGTAAAGTCTGGTGAGTTACGTAGATCTACTGGATCAATATTAAGTAATGGAATTGTAGTCTCGCTAGGTTTATAAATATTTCCCCACGTTTCTTTGTTAATTAAATTTACACCATACTCAAGACCAATATGATCTCTCATATATGTATTTAACATATCCCAAGTTCGGGAAAACGGAAAATCTTTGTTTTGAATTACTGATTGTAAAATATCACCTGATAATTTATCTCGGTCAATGTCCCAATCTTTGGGCATATTGACATCACCATAATATAGAGATTGCTCTGTTAATACTTTCTTTTGCATACCACCACCATTTTTAATTTATGCTAATTGATCTGTCAAGTCCCAAGTTTGTCCAGCTTCATTCCAAGAGTATCCCCAAGAGTGTGTGCCAGCTTCATTTTGTGAAGTCTGTTCAGCTGTTAATGCTGGAGCATCACCGATTGGTGATTGCCATCTAGCTTCTGAATTATTTTTTACCCAAGATGCGTGAGGTTTTTTAGGCCAAAAGATTTGATCATCTTCGTCCCAAGTATACCCTATACCTGCATAGTTTCCTCTTAATGGTGTACCACCATCTTTATGTTGACCACCAGATGTATTGTAAGATGTTTGAATCCACATTTGTGCAGGCCAATTATTGTGTGTCTCTAAATA